TGGTGAACGAAACCCACTCGTTACGTTTATCACGCCGAACTTATCCCGAACCGGCTGTAATACTTTTTGTACCAACAGCTTTAAGTTATTGATTTCGCCCTGGCTTGGGTTGTTTGCAATCCCGGTATCGGTATGCGTAAGCTCGGCAAGCGTAAAGTTTTGGCTTAATTTCATTTTCCTTGTCCTCGGTACTTCTTACTTGTCTCCCCTTTGTTCGGGCTTTTTTTGTGCCTTCCCAGTTTTGGCTTTGACTTCTTTTTGAACTTCGTTTCTTGCTGCTTCGCCATCTTTGCTCATCATTAATGCAAACCCACCCATAATAAACGCACTAAACTCCGTTAGCGACGCTTTCTCAAACCAAACGAGGATACCCCCGAATGAAATTAAGATAAGGCCGATAACGGTAGTTTTTGGGTTACGGAAGATTCTACTTATCATTTTTAATATCCCTATTCCAACGCCACAAGGTGTACACAAAAGAGGTCAGCATTACAAGCATCCCTGCTATTTGATGCACCTCGGCAATCGTCAATCCTCCAACGGCTAAACTCCAAGACGTTGCTACGGCACTTGAACTATCTGTTTTCATATCTCGAATGGTGCTGGAGGTTGACAGTATTCGGAATCAGGATTCGCTACGCAAAACGCTTGGGCGTACTCCGTATCCAGAGTGTAGCCAAAAGAGTTTACTCCTACGGGATTAGGCCATACCAACGCTGCATCGTAAGCAGCAAGAGCCGTATCATTCCACACGATGTCTACGGCGTAGAGCGGGTCTGTTGCTTCGCATACTTGCATACCCTCTGCATCGGTTCCCCATTGCGTACATAGGTGGCCTATTTCCACAACGCAGGCAACGAGGTCTTGATTCCAGACCAGCTCTGTTCCTTCGGGTGTTGTTACTTCTACTTGTATTGCTGTTTTGGCTGTTGCCCAATCAGCAAAGGCGTACTTACGGAATATCATAACGTGGTGAGTTCTGCCAAGGAGGCGTTGGTTAGGCGGGTCTTGAATAGTAGGGTTTGGTTGTAAACTTGCGTTGAACCCGAACCAAGATACAAATCAAATTTGCTCATTGCTGGAACTGCCGAACTTGTATCTGCTCCAGCTTGCGTTCCATCTACATACAAAACGTAGTCATTTAATTTGTAAGCAAATGCAATTTTATGATTCCCAGCAGTAAGCCCGTAGCTCGTTAGGTTTATGTTTACAGTAATTGAACCGCCAACAAAAGCGGTCGCTTGGATACGCCCATCGGGGTAATATGTAAAATCAACAGCATTGCTTGATGTTCCGTCATTCAAAACGAAGTTTGCATAGGTACCAGCACTTGCAATACTTGGAACATAAACATCCAAAAACAAAGTCCCCTCCGTCTGCCCAATTAGTGAGCTTATCCCCGTCTTACTGGCTGCGTCTGCCCCACGGGTTGCGGATGCTGCAAGCGTTGGAATGTAAGAGGTGGCGTAGGCTCCGATTTCAGACTGGGCTCCCCAAACGTAGGTGCTTGCAGCAGCATTGCTTGCTGAAACAATAACGAAATTACTAATTGTCGTGGCGGCTGGTGTAGTCAACGTACAACGATACCAGCCGTTTCCGTAATTCGTAATGGTTGAAGTATAACCCGCACTTGTACTAACAATAGTTCCGTTATTTAAGTTAAACTGGGCACTAAATGAAGTAGGCACATCCAGCCGTAAAACGAACAATCCGTCACCATCTACTTTTTTCGCAAAACAAGATACGGTATATTGGTTTGAAGCAAAACCTGTTTGGTATCTTGCTCCAGTTAAAGTATCGGCATTTTGAGTTCCGTCGGGTGAAATTGCGGTATTAGACGTCACGGTTCCACCCGCACTAATCCAAGCGGTAAATTGTTCGCTATTTGTTACCAAATTTGTCCGCTGAGGTTCCAGCAACAAGCGAGGGCAAGTGCTACCAAGGTAGTCAAGGCGGGGTACGTTAGCAACTGGGCCAACACTTACCGCTGCGGTGGTGGTGGGTATGTAGTCTGTTGCGATGTCGCCTACTTCGAGTTGACCTCCCCATAAAAATAGTCCGCTTGTCCCGTTACCAGTATAGTAGGTATTAATTCCCGAATCTATAAATAGTAATTGAACTGCTCCAGCAGCATCGCCAGCAACTAAATTTTGAGAAACAGAACACCTATACCAACCATTGCCTTCGTCTACAATAGTTGAAAAGCCTCCGCTAATGTTTTGCACAACGGTGCCAGTTGAAACATCAAAATATGCAAAAAGCTGCGCAGCAGTCATACTTCCATAGCTTGAGTTTGCAAAACCGATGCGGCAGCGAGTTCTGCTATTTGCTTTAACTGATATACTAATAGTGTTTAGTCCAGATGAAATGGCTAAAACTTGCGATACTCCGTGTTCGGCAAGGGCTGCGCTTTCAATGTTACTATCTGCGGTTGCTGTTCCATCGGGTGCTGCGGTGGCATTTGCCGTTATGGTAGAGCCAATTTTTCCCCAACTTGCATTATCAAAGGTTTGGCTTTGCAAAACCAAGTTAGTCCGCACCTTCTCAATAAGCCCCGCAGAATTTACACGGGTAGCCGTGTCCCCTGTACGGGTGAACGCTAAATCCCCGCTGCCGTCTGTTGGCTTCTCGGCATATACCTTGCTTGTCTTATATCCGCTGGGAATTAATACCAGAGAACTATCGTCGTAGAATGAACTCATTAGTTAAAATTTAAGGCGTCTATTGCATTTACCAAACACTCATATCCTTCGGTGGTTCCGCTATCGGCGGCTACACGAGCAACATACGCATCCGCATACGTGTAAGCATTATTGAAGCAAGTAGGTACGTCACCTATTGCCCGTGTATTGTAGTCCTCGTCTCCCCAATAGGAGGAGCAGTAGATATTACCCCAACCGATACTATTTGCCATTTTCCAGGTACTTTTTTAATTTAATTAGATTCTCGGTTTTTACTTTATAGAACCCACGAGGCCGGGCGGGAATCTCGGTCTGGGTAGATGTCTTCGTTGACGTTGGCATTGTACTCCGGGAATAAAGATTGGTTAAAAGACATATAGTCGATAAAACGCTCCGTGTAGTATTTTGCTATTGTGCGTTCCTTTTCTACTAAATAATCAATTTCGATTTTATCTACGTTTGTGGCGTTCTCGCTCGTGTGTTTGTACACACCTCCGTTAGCAACCGTGTAAGCGGCAAACGGCAAGTATTCCACCATTGCAAAGTGAATAAGCATTGGCTGGATATAGTCAGTTACAAGGGATAGGTAATTACCCGCAAGCGTGTTAGCGATAATATCCGAGGAAATCTTATCATACAACTTTGTACCCGTGTAATTCTGCACGTGAATTTCTTGGGCAATTTTGATAAACTGGATAAATTTATCCGTATCGACGTTGCCGGAAATAACCGTATTGCGTACAATATCCTCACGCTTGATAAAGAGAGCCGTGGCCATTATTTACGAGGTTTTAAGAATCCTTCATTGGGCATATCCACGGGACGCTTTGCAACCTTTTGGTTGTTCGTCTCTGGCTTTACGCCTGCCTTACGTGCTTGGTTTACCGATACGTCAGCATTCGGGTTTTTAGCGTCTGGAGTTACGCCTTCCACCTTTGCCAGGTAGGTCTTACGCATCCAAAAGTGATGGCACCGTGCGCCTCCTTTGTATAACCAAATATCGTATGTTTCTGCACCACGGGGGCCAAAACCCTTTCCGTTTTTGGAAACTTCATTTACCACCTGGTCTTTCATTCGGACAATGTCCTCCTTGCGGTAGACCTTATTTTTCTTTACCATTAGCTTACAAAACTCACGGCTATTGGTCTTGGTTGTTCCGGGGGCGTAGGAGTAACGAATCTTGTACTTGCGTCCGTCCTTGGTTTCACCGTCCTGAGTTGAATTTGCGTTTGGGAATGCCTCACCGGTCTTTACTTTTGGACTCTTAGCAAACTGCAAAATAGAATCCAAATACTCCTCTTGCTCATAGTCAACGGCACGCTCGTCTACTAATTCCCAGTTATCCAAGTCCTCGTCTTCGCCGAAACCGTTTAGCGTTTCAAACATTGCATTTAGCACCTCGTCGCTAACGTCGGCAGACATTGCGATACCGCTATCCTCTACCCCGGTAGATTCCTCCACGACCTCGGAAGGAGCAACAATCTCCTCCTTAAACTCCAACGGCTGTAACGTCTTAAAATAGATGTTTAAGGCCGCCCCGTTAAAAGATAGCACTTGGTCTATTGCATCAAGGATAATCTCCTGTAATGGTCTAATAACCACGTTGTCGAACAAGATAGAAGCCGTCTTTAACTCGTCGGCGTTATTACCCAGTCCGCTGCTATCCTTAATGCCTAAAAGCATAGGGGACGTTACCCGGTGGCCAACCATAATCTTTTGCGTACACTCCGAGGAAAGGAACTGGTATTGTTCGCTTGCGTCGGATAATTGTACGGGTTCGATTGTTGCCGCAAGTTCCTTGTTATCGTTGAAAGCCAAGATAAAACGGCCAGCATTCGAGCTACCAGAAAACTTATCTGCAATACGTGCTTCGATTAAGCTCTGTTCGTCTTCGGTAGGCGTTCCGTTATTAAAGTTAATCAGCATAGACGGGGCAAGTCCGTTCTTGATATTGCTGATATGGTAATTCGCTACCTCTTCCTCCAGCTCGGCATAAGGCAAGGAACCTTGGTAGTCCGTTGGGGCGTAGTAGTAGTATCCTGCTTTGTACGGTTTAATGTACAGAATCTCGATACCCGCCTTGGACATTCCGTAAGCGTCAATGCGTACCGGAACCTCTTTGCGTTGTGCTACCCTATCCCAGTTCTTTGCGTAGTAATAAGCAGGGATAAAACCTTCCTCGTTGCACTTTTCAGCACGCAGCGTTTCAACTGGAATATGCTCAATGCCCACAACCTTTGAATGGTCTTGGTTGTAGATAACCTGAAAGGCAGCGTTGCCCATCATCTTAAAATCGCTAACAACCTTCTTAACGCAGTTCTTGGTAAACAAGCCCATCATCATTGCGTACTCGTCGGGCTTCTGGGCTGCGTCTGTTGCAGCCAGACCCTTGCCGAAAATCATATCGATAACGCCGTTAATGATTGCGTTATTGGTAGGGCTTCCGTTATATCGGTCGATAAGGTACTGGAAATAATTGTTATCGTCTCCGTACTCAATCCA